CTGGTTGGAGGCGCGGGCGGTGTAGCCGGCCAGGGTGCCGGCGTCGAGCTTGCCATCCCAGATCATGCGGGTGTCGGTGCTGGCGGCGACGACCGTTTGCGCCAGCTTGCCGGCCATGCCGGGGGTGGTGGCGAAGGCCAGGGAACCGGCCAGTGCGTTGTCTTTGAGCACTTCGGTGACCATGTCGATCAGCTTGCCGAAGGTGGGCACGCCACCCATAGCCACGGCGTTGACGCTGCCGGCGGCGTAGATGCCGGTGGGCTCGTTGCCGGAGCCGGCGCCGTGCATCACGGCCACGTCCCAGGCCAGGGCGTGGGCGGCGGCCAGGTCGCCGCGAATGAAGGCTTCGACGTCCATACTGGACTGCGCCATCAGCTGGCGGCTGAAGGCGGTGGTGCCTTGCAGCGTCTTGGGCGAGAGGCTGACGCTGGACAGCGTGGCGTTGCTGGCGGTGACGTTGGTGCCGCTGTTTTCAGCCACCCAACTGACTGAGACGCCGCCGGTTTGCGACGGGAAGCTGACAGGGCCGGTGAGACCGCTGATGACGCGGGCGCCCAGGCCGACGGCCACCGACGCATTGCGCAGCATGTCGATGAATTCGCCGGCCTGCGTGAACACCGTGCTGGCGCCCTTGCCGCTGGTGTTGTAGAGGGCTTCGCTGATGGCCGAGCGCACCGACACGGGCACGAAGATGCCGCCGTTGCGCTTGTAGTTGGCGGGGATGTTGCGCTCGATGTCCTGGCTGACTTCGACCTCCAGGCCGCTGGCCTTCTGGCCCTCGGCGCGGGCCAGGGCGGCGGCGATGGCGCGCACGTAGGAGTAATCCTGCGCTTCGCGCTGGTTGAGCTGCACGGTGTCGGTGGCGGGTGCCTTGGCCACCACGTCGAGCAGCGCGGCGCGGAATTCTTCGACGCTCTTGCCGTCGCGCAGGTATTGCGCGGCCAGCTTGTCGCCACCGCGGGCGGCGTGGGCCTCGCCCAGCGCGATGATCTCGGCGGTGCGGGTGCGCTCTTGCGTGATGGCGTCGGCGCGGGCGTTGTCGATGACGGTGATGTCGGGTGTGGTCATGGTGGAGGTCTCCGGGGCGGGGGTTGGTGCGGGGGCAGTCAGGGCGCGCGTGCCGCCCTCGATAAGGGTTTCAAAGGGTTGATCGGTGGGGGCGGCGCGGCCGATGCCGACGCTGGTGTCGGCCGGGATGGAGACCAACGAAATCTCCAGCGGCTCCCACTGCGTGGCGCGGTAGGTTTCGGTCTGGCCATCGGTGGATTCCAAAACCATCTTGTGCACGCGGTAGCCGACGCTGACGTGCTGGCGGATGCCGTCGATGACGTCCTGGAAGGCTTCTTCGGCGTCTTCGCTGCGGCCGAAGCGCACGACGGCACGGCCAACGCGGTCGGTGCCGATGGCGACGTCTTCAACGACGCCGATCTGCTCGCAGGGGTCGTGATCCATCAGCAGCGGGCCGGCGTTGCGAAGGCGATCCAGCATGATGGAGCCGGGGGCGTGATCCAACACTTCGTTGCCGAACCAGCGGGCCACGGGCGCCTCGGAGCTGAAGGCCAGCGGCACGGTACGCGCGTCCACGCTGATGGAAGCCCGATCCAGCGTGACGCTGCGGTGCAGCGTGCCGGTTTGGATGGTGCGGGCGGCGTTGGATGTGGTCATGGGGGTGGATGATGGGCTGGCTGGTGCGCTGAGTTAAGGCAAAAAAGTTCCGCTTACACGGTGGCGGGTGGCGCGGGCTCTGGGGCGGGATCGGAAGCGGGCGCGGTGGTGGTTTGCTGGTTGTCGCTGAAGTCAACCAGCGTGACGCCGGCGGACTCAACCATGGCCTCGAAATCGCCGATGGCGGCGAGCATATCCTCCACATCGACGCCGTTTTGCGCGGCAATCATCTGCGGGCTGGCGATGCCGGTCTTGATGGCCAGGCGGCTGGCTTCGATGTCTTTGAGCGGATCGACCCAGCCCCAGCGCCGGCCCAGCCAGGTGTGGGCGCTGAACTTGTCGAGCTTGGCGATGGGCAGCGCGGCGCCGCTGGCGTAGGTGATGGCGCCACTGGTGATGGACCATTTCAGCCACTCGGCAAACACGGGGCGCAGGAAGGCTTCGGCGAGCCAGTTTTGCAGCACCATCCAGGCGTCGCGCTCTTCGAGCGTGCCGCTGCGGATGCTGCTGAAGTTGACGCCTTCCAGGTCGTTGGCCAGGCCGTGGTAGGTGACGCCCATGCCGCTGGCGATGGAGCGCAGGCGGGTCTTCATGAACGCCTGGTAGTTGGCGTGCGGATAGTCGGGGTTCCAGTCCTGAAACTGCACGCCGCGCGGCAGGGTCTGGAAGCTGCCCGGGTCGGCGTCGGTGATGGTGTTGCCTTGCTCGTCCTGGTCGTCGCCTGGGGGTGCTTCGCCGTCGGGCGTGGTGAAGAATCCCATCTTGCTGGCGCCGATGCGGGCGGCGACGATGGCGGCTTCTTCGTAGCCGTCAAGCATTTGCAGGCCGCGGATGACGGCGTGCAGGCTGGGCATGCCGCGCACTTGCTCGGGCCTGTACGGTTTGTAGACGTGAATGACGTCGGCGGCGTCCACGCGCGTCAGGGTGGCCTGCGCGCCGTGGCTGGCGCCGATGGGCAGGCGGCCCAGGTTGAGCCAGTAGGCGACGGTGCGGTTGAGGTCGTCCACCTCAACGCCCATGATGATCTGCGCGCCGTTTTTCAGGTCGCGGCTGTATTGCACGGGCAGGCGCTCGACTTCGACCAGGCGCAGGGCGTAGCCGTATGGGTTGCCGGCGGCCTTGCCTTTGAGTTGCACGATAAGGGCCTCGCCATCGCGCGCCCAGGTCTCGGCGACGATGCTTTGCACGTCGACCCAGGACAGGCGGCCGGTGACTTCACAGGTGCCGCGGCGGCCCCAGCCGGCGTAGGCGGATTCGATCAGGGCGCGGGCCAGGCGGTCGGGTTTTCCGTCGGGTTCGGCGGCCAGGCTTTGCAGCGCGAAGCCGTTGGGGCCGACGACGTTGGCCACCAACATGGAGAGGTATTTCTTGGCGAACTCGTTGTTTTTGGCCAGGTCGCGGGCGCGGTTGCGCGTGGGCTCCAGCGCGGCGGCGATTTCTTCGTTGGCGGTGAGGCTTGGCGTTTTCCAGCCGGCGGTGAGGCGGTCGGCCAGGGCGGACTCGAAGTTGCGCGTGGCGTGGATGACGGCGGCGGTGCGTTTGGGCAGCGCCGGCGGGGTGGCCTTGGCTTGGCGCGGCCAGAAGCGGTCTAGGATGCCCATGGGTCAGAACCTCACCAGGTATTTGTTGCCGCCGCCCAGGCCGGCGGCGATGCGTTCGGCGCGCTTTTCGGAGGCGAGGATGGATTTCCAGTGGTTGAGCTGCTCCAGAATCTCGGCGCTGCCGCGAAACTTCATGCGCCGGCCGGCGATTTCGTACTCGGCCACATGGCCCTGGCTGGCGGTGTAGGTTTTGTAGGCGGCGGTGAGCTGGTCGACGATGACGGCGGCGTCGCTGCGCGCGTCGAGCGTGGAGAGCGCGGCGATGTTGGGCTTGACGGTGAGGGTGCCGCCGCCGAGGGTGATGCGGTAGCCGGTTTTCTCGACCCAGGACGTCCAGGTGTAGTCGCCTGCGGTGTAGGCGGCGGTGGTGGTTGGCGTGAGGGTGACCAGGTGATCGGACCCGCTGGCGGCCGCGGTGATGTCGATCTTGCCGGCGGCGTTGATCAGCCGGTACTTGAGCGTCCAGGTGCCGGCGGGGTAGTCATTGAGCGACCGCTGCCAGGTGTAGGAGTCGCCGGCCGTGAGGACGGCAGGCTCTGTGGTGGGGGTGCTTGCCATTCGCGCAGCCTGTGAAGAATAGGCTGCATGATGGACATTGCCCCGGCGCGCGTTAAGGCAAAAAAGTTCCGGTTATTTGCCGGTGAGGGCTTTGCGCAGCCCGCGCGTGCTGATGCCCATGGCCTTGGCCAGATCCTGCTGGCTGGGGCGCTTGTTGGCTTCGCGCAGCAGGCGGGCGGCCACGGCCTGGCGCTGGGCCTTGGGCTGACCGGGCACATAGTACCGCTCTCCGCCCAGGCGGGCGCAGATGTCAACCTCCACGGCCTTGATCTGCTCCAGCGTGGGCTCGATTCCGGTGGTGCGGGCAAAGGAGACGGCGATTTCACGGACGATCATGGCGAACCTTTCGTGAGGGTGGCGGGGGTTGCGGGTGGATTTCATTTTTTCCAGCCTTTGACGAAGCCGGTGGGGCGGTGGCGGTGGTTGGTGGCGGGCTGGCGGGCGGGCGGCTGACTTGCCGGCGCGGCAATTTCGAGCTGCGGGCTTGGCGCTGCGGCCGGCGCGGGATGGCTGAACAGGTCGGGCGAGCGCGGGCAATAGCGGTCTTCGCGCCGGGCCCA